ATGAAGACTAATACTTTCAAATCTATAATTAAAGAAGCTGTTAGAGAAGTTATTAGAGAAGAATTAAGAGAAATTTTATTAGAAGCTGTTAAAGCCCCAAAACAGGTAGTTTCTGAATATGTTCCTCCTCCTCAATCCCACTCTTCTACTCCTTCTTTAACTATGGAACAAAAAAGAGAACAATATAGAAACATCTTAGGTGAGACAGCAGCCACTTTTACAACTCAAAATGTAGCTGAATTTAATCCTAGAGGAGCTATGCCCGGTTCTGATCTTCCTGCTGGTGAGTTAAGCATGAACCAGATAATGAATTTAATGAATAAATAATGGCTATAAAACAAACTAACATATTTCCTATTGATTTACAGCCAAGAAATGCTGTTGGTTTGGCCTTCCCTTTTTCAAAAGCTTCCACTTCAGGAGCTATACCTTTTAAATTAAATTATACAACTCGAGATCAAATAAAATCTAATATAGTTGTATATCTCTCAACTAATAAGGGTGAACGCCCTTTAAATCCTAACTATGGGGGAGGATTAAAAAACTTTTTATTTGAACAACTTTCAGCTAATACTTTTTCAGATGTTGAAAGTGTTGTAAGAAGAGAATTAGCTTCTCAGTTTCCTCAAGTTACTTTAAAAAAAGTTGAAGTTTTAGGATCCCCTGATAATTATACTTTAACTGTAGTTATAACTTATTCTGTTTTTAACAATGAGACAGATACCTTAGCTATAAATTTTAACCCATAATAATGGCTGATACTAAAACAAATAAAGATATAAAATATATTAATAGGGATTTTGATTCCTTAAGATCTTCTCTTATTGAATTTTCAAAAACTTATTTCCCTACTACTTACAATGACTTTAGCCCTAACTCTCCTGGGTCAATGTTTATTGAAATGGCCTCATATGTAGGAGATGTTTTATCTTTTTATTTAGATAATCAAATTCAAGAGACTTTTCTCCAGTATGCTCGTCAAGAACCTAATTTATATGACTTAGCTTATATGATGGGTTATAAACCTAAAGCTACAGGTGTAGCTATTGTTGATGTAGATATTTACCAAAAGGTCCCCGCTAAAAATGTTGGTGGGACTTATGTACCGGATTATGATTATGCTTTATTAATAACTAATAATACTATTGTAGGATCTAACACAGGAAACTCAACCAGATTCTTAATTCAAGATCCTATAGATTTTTCATTTTCTTCATCATTAGATCCCACAGAGGTTACTATCTATGAAGTAGTTGGTTCTGACCCTTCCTCTTTTCTTTTAAAGAAAACACGAAAAGCAATCTCAGCTACACCTAAAATTACAACATTTACCTTTACTAATGTTCAAAGGTACCCAACAGTTACTATTAATGAAGCTAATATAGTTGGAATATCTAGTATTATAGACAGTGATGGTAATGAATGGACTGAAGTTCCTTATTTAGCTCAAGAGACTGTATTTGAGCCTATTAAAAATAAAAATCCTTTTGGTCCTGACCCTAATGCTCAATCTGATTCTAATGAAGTACCTTATATTTTAAATCTAAAAAAAGTACCAAGAAGATTTACTACCCGGTTTAAATCTAAAACCCAATTAGATATACAATTTGGAGCTGGGACCAATCAAAATAACATTAATGAAGTTATAATACCTAATCCTGACAATGTTGGGATTGGTTTACCTTCATCACAAGAAAAGTTAACAACAGCTTTTAATCCCTCTAATTTTTTATATAGTAATACTTATGGTATAGCTCCTTCTAACACAACATTAACTGTAACTTATTTGATTGGAGGAGGAGTAACAGCTAATGTTGAATCAAATGTTATCAATAGTATTGTAAGTGCTGATATAAAATTTCAAAATTCTAATTTAGATAATACTTCTAATTTAGCCCAAAATATATTTAATTCTGTTTTAGTATTAAATCCAACAGCTGCTACTGGAGGAGATGATGGGGATAATATAGAAGAAATAAGAAATAATACCCTAGGTAATTTTGGAGCTCAATTAAGAACTGTAACTCAAGAAGATTATTTAGTTAGATCTTTAAGTTTACCCTCTCAATATGGTACTATAGCTAAAGCTTATATTGAGCCTGAAAAGCTTGAAAATCTTCTCCCTGGCGAATCCCCCTCAGCTTTAGATTTATATATTTTAAGTTATAACGCTAATAGACAATTAATCACAGCTTCTCCCACTTTAAAACAAAATCTTTCAACTTATTTATCTCAATATAGAACTATTAATGATTCTATTAAAATAAAAGATGCTTTTATAATTAATATTAGTGTTGATTTCGATATTATAGTATTACCTAATTTTAATAGTAATCAAGTTATAACAAATTGTATTTTAGCTCTACAAAATTATTTTAATATTGATAATCAACAAATTAATCAACCTATCTTATTAAGAGAGATATATATTCTCTTAGACCAAGTTAAAGGAGTTCAAACTGTAGACAGTGTAAAAATATCAAACAAAAGTGGTATAGCCAGTGGTTATTCTCAATACGCTTATGATATAAGTGGAGCTACATTAAATAATGTTATATATCCCTCATTAGACCCCTCTATTTTTGAAATCAAATACCCAGATGTTGATATTAGAGGTAGAGTTAAAACTTTATAATTATGGCAGTATATAAAATTTTCCCAACAAAAGATACAACTATATATTCAAGATATCCTGTTAAAAACACAGGGTTAGATTCTATTATAGAAGCTATAGCTGACTTTTCAACAGGTACTGCTCATGTTAGTAGATATTTAATTCAATTTTCCCAAGAAGAAATTAACTCTATTATTGATAATAAAATTGGTACTTCTTCTTTTAAAGTCAATTTAAAAAATTATATCTCTAATATTGAAAATCTTAATCTAGATACCACATTAGAAGTCTACCCCATATCAGGATCTTGGGGGATGGGAACTGGCAAGTTTAATAATACTCCTGAGGTGGATAATGGATGTAGTTGGATATATAGAACATATTCTGGATCAAACGCTTGGACTGTCTCTGGTTTCTCTCCTTATGTTACTGCTTCTTATAGTAGTGTGACAGGAGGAAGTACTTGGTACACTGGTTCTTCTTTAGGTTTAAATGTTACCCAATCTAAAGTTTATAATTATAATAGTAGTAAAGATTTAGATGTAGATGTAACTAACACTATAAAAACTTGGTATAGTTCATCTAAAGGATTAGGTGGTTTTACTAATGATGGATTTATTATTAAACAAAGTGGAGCGGATGAATTTGTAAATAGTTTGTCTAAACAAACTAAACTTCAATTCTATTCTATAGATACTAATACAATCTACCCCCCTGAACTTCAATTTCAATGGAATGATTTTAATTATTCTACTTCATCTGCTCAATCTGTTATTAATACAACCCAAATGGTTGTAACTTTAGCTAATAATCCTATTGAATTTAGACATTCTGAAATATACAAATTTAGAATTAACTGTAGACCTGAATTCCCAACCCGAACCTACCAAACCTCTTCTATTTATACAACCAACTATTACCTACCAGAAACCTCATATTATGCTATAAAAGACTTGGATACTAATGAGTTTCTATTTAACTTTGATGATACTTACACTAAAATAAGTGCTGATAGTTCAAATAGTTATTTCACTATCTACATGAATGGATTAGAACCTGAAAGATATTATCAAATCTTATTAAAAGTAGTGTTAAATGGAGAAACTATAATATTAGATGATAATTATTATTTTAAAATAATTAATGGATGAAACAGGTAGATTTAAACAAGATAGTTTATGATAAAACTAAATATGGGAAAACTATTAATAATCAGTTTAATGAATTAATTCCACCAACTGAAGAACCTGCTCCTCCTCCAATAACAGTAGATCAATTTTTTCAAAATTATAATGAAATATTTTATGATATCCCAAAAACTGGAGATGTCAACTCTCATGAATATTTAATTAGACAAAGCTCAGAATATGTTAATGCTGATGTTATTAATAATGATATAACAGCTTTATTAGAAGAAATAAATAATTTAAGAAGAGAATTATTTGAGTTAGAAGAACAAAGACTTAGAGAACAAACTCAAAATATTCAAGACGCTATCAATAACGCGAACACAATTTAATTATGGCTAATACAGTAGTAACAAAAATATCAACTTCTGTTTTTGAGGAATATACTCCTAAAGATCTTAAATTAATTCCTTCTTTTGATACTATATCTCAATTTAAACCTAATGATGATGTAGTTGAGTTTTCAATATATAATGAGCAAAATTTATTAGAATATATTTCCTATAATTATAAAGATTATTCTATAATCCATGATTATAATGCAGGGGAAAGTATTGTATCTACTATTAATATTGATCCTGAAAAAGATGTTTTAAAAGCAGGTTTTGAATATGGTAATTATACTGCTGTATATAATTTTTTAAGAAATGAATTAAGTTCTTCACAGTCATCTTCTTTCTTTATTCAAGAAATTAGTTCTGATAGAACTGAATTAAGATTAGCTACTAATAACTTAACTAATCAAGAGATTGAATCTGTTGTAGCTTCTTTTATTACTGAGTTAAATGATTCTCCTTATTTTGAAGACTTTCATTTAAATTTTGGTAATAATAATATTTTTATAGCTAATAATATAGCTCTTGATAACTCAAATGAAAATCAATATACTGTTCTAGTTAAACTATATGAACCTTTAGATATTCAATTTGAATTAAAAGATACTTTATGGATAGTACTACAAACAGCTGAAGCTGTATCTTTTAATATTAGATTTGCTCCTAAAGTAGTTGAACCTGAACCTTCCCCAAAGCTTAGAGGCCCTAATTTTGAAATTCAATTAAAAGATGTTGTTAATAATTCTACTCCCTATGAAAATCTAACTTCATTAACAACTACAACCCTAACTTCTTCTTATAATGAGCTACAAAACCTACTAGCTCAGAAGGGAGTAACAGTTAATATTAATTATAGTGATTTTAATGATTTTGTTTACTTTTCTTCAGCTCAAAATAGAGTAGAAAATTTTTATTATAAAGTAGGATTAATTGAAGAATATCAAAATGAAATTAATGAACTTATTTCATTAACCCCTTCAGACAACTCTTCTAATATTATTTTATTAGAAAAACAAATAGAAAATATCATTAAGAATTTTGATGGTTATGAATATTACCAATACTACTCATCAGGTTCTTCAGATATATATCCTAAAACCAATTCTACACCTCCTTATATTTTAGCTTCTACTGGAAGTACCTCTTCTCTAACCTGGTTAAATACCCAAACTATCTCAGGATCAGAATATGATATTGAAAATCCTGATAGAATAGTTAATAACTTACCTTCTTTTGTAAAAGATGATAATACTAATACTCCCTTCTTTCTCTTCATGGATATGGTTGGGCAGCATTTTGATAATATGTGGGTTTACACTAAAGATATAACCAATAGATTTGATGCTGATAATAGGCTGAACTATGGCATATCTAAAGACATAGTGTCTGATGCTATTAAAAGTATGGGTGTTAATTTATATCAAAACAATTTTTCATCAGATGATCTCTACTCAGCTTTATTAGGTATAAATGGTTCTGGAAGTTTACTTCCTCCAACTGGGTCTGAAGTAATTACAACTTATGTGACTGCTTCCTCTGAAGTCACTAAATTAGATGATGTAAATAAAGAAATATATAAAAGAATTTACCATAATTTACCTTATTTACTTAAGAAAAAAGGTACAGTTGAAGGTTTAAGAGCCTTGATTAACACTTATGGTATTCCTGATACTATTCTTAGAATATCTGAATTTGGAGGTAAAGATAAAGATAATACAAATGACTGGGATTATTTCCAAAATAAATTTAATTATGCTTTATTTTGTAGTGGGGGTTCTTCAACTACTCATATAGTATCATCATCATGGGTGTCTAATACTGACTGGGATTCATCTAATAATAGACCTGAAACTATCTTTTTTAAATTCAAGCCTGAAAGTCTTCCACAAACTGGTTCTTATAAAACTATACTCCACTTATCAGGATCTTTATTTTTTAACAGTTTTTTAACTTTAGAATATACAGGATCAGGATATTCTTCTTCTTCTTATTTAGGGTCAATCCCTTCATCTTCTAATCAATACGCCACTTTAACTTATAGAGATTTAGGTAGTTCTTATTTTAGTTGCTCCGCCCCTTTTTATGATGGTAATTGGTGGTCAGTCCAATTAAGTAAATATCCAGGGTCTACATCAGCAATTTTAAGAGTAGCTAATAAAATATATAATGGAAATGATGGATTTAAAATAGGATACACCTCTTCTGTTGAATCTACTATTTTATCAACTAATAGTTGGACTTCTCCTACTCTACTTTTCTTACCATCTTCCATTTCTTCAACCACTTTTAACTCCAGAACTTACTCAAGATTCACAGGCTCATATCAAGAATTAAGATTTTATAATGAAGTTCAAAATGAAGAAACTTTTCATGATTATGTAATGAATCCTTATTCTATAGAAGGATCTAATTATTCATCATCAGTTAACAACCTTATTTTTAGAGCTTCTTTAGGATCTGATTTAATAACCACAACAGGAATAAGAACATCTATCCATCCTAAAATAACAGGATCATTTATTACTAATTCCTTTACCTCCAACAGTAACTATTTTATTGGAAGTAATCTTACGTTTATTCCTCAAACTGAATTTATATATTATGACCAACCTGCTGTTGGCGTTCGTAATAGAATTTCTCAAAAAATAAGAATAGAAGATAATCTTCTCCCAACAGGAGATGTCTTAACTCCATATAGAACAATACAGCAAAGATATCCTCAAAGTGAAAGTTACACCCGAGATGTAAACTATGTTGAAGTAGCTTTTTCACCTCAAAATGAAATTAATGATGATATTAATTCATCAATGGGATATTTTAATATTGGGGAATATATTGGAGACCCACGTCAAGTGTCTGAATCTTCTTATTCTTACCCTGATCTAGATAGATTACGTAATTCCTATTTTGACAAATATTACAAGAATTATAATTGGAAAGATTATATAAGACTTATCAAATATTTTGATAATTCCTTATTTAAAATGATTAAAGACTTTACTCCTGCCAAATCTGGTCTTTCAACAGGAGTAGTTATAAAACAACACTTACTTGAAAGAAACAAACAGAGACCCGCTCAAGTTGAAATTTCTCAACATGATTATAGTGGATCTGTTTACTCACAACAAATGTGGGATCCTGTAACTGAAGATACCTATATTTCTCATTCAAGAATAAGTAAAATAAACGGAGGTGCTGGTGGGGTATTCAATTATATCAATGTATATAGTTCCTCCATTTTAAACACAGTATCTCCGCAAATAACTCAAAGTTGGACATATGGAGTAAGTGGCCCTGCTGGAGGATTTATTTTAACCCAATCTTCCCAAGATGAATTTTATAATGGTGAACTAAGTGGGTCTAAAATATTAGCTACTGATGGTAATCTAAATTTAGATAATCCTTATTTAGAACCATCTACTACAGAACATACTTATAATATTGTTAAAGTTTTTGGTGATGGATCTGATAATAGAGGACAAGAATCTTCTTTATTTGAATCTCAAGGAGGACAAGGATACGCTGTAGATATGCTT